AGCATTAAAAGTTATAGTATTTCTACTATAACCATTACTGCCAATAGTCAATTCAGTACCACTGTTAGCATCTGTTGGGTTTGATGTAAACAATCCCATATAAACATTTGATGGGGCTGACGTTGATGACGTACCAAGAAAGTGATCGATGACTTTGTTTTCTAAATAATTAGATTTTGCCATTATTTCTCCTTATCTACTTGGGTCATAGTATTCTTCTAAAAATAAAAACAGGTTTAAATCGCTGTTTGCACTTGCCTGTGCTTGTATTTTATCAGAAGCTTCTAAATAAATATTTGCAGTATCAATTCTAAGAAAATCATCTGCATTAACTTGTTTTGTAGAAACAAATGCTTTTACGGAACTTGCAGAACCATCATGTAAAGCTAATGTTATATCTGCGTTATTTGTTCCGTCTATGTTTGTTACTATAATTTCTTTTACTATTGCTGTTGTATTTGCAGGACAAGTATACACATCTTGACTAGCAAAAGCTGTAGTTGTAACAGCATGTGATATATTACGATAACGTCTTGGTTCGTTTGTCATCTTTGTTCAACTTTACTATGCTTTTGTATATATCACGAAAATTAGTTTTTATTTCTTTTATCTGTTGTTCAGATTTTGCTTTTTTTATCGCAAACTCAAGGGCTTCTTTTATAAAAGTTTTCATATTTTAGTATACAGATGTAGTCCTATTTTGTAAACTGTTCTTTTATACTGCGTACAACGCTCTTTATGTCAAAGGGTTCTTCATTCGGTCTATAAGGGCATTGATACTCTCTTGGACACTCTCCAGCATCATACGGAAGGTATTCTCTATATTGAGTATTATTTGCTCCAATAAATACACACACACGTTGTTCGTTCCCTAATATTTGACTTGCTAACCTACAAGTCGTCATTTCACCTCTTGCTTCACTTATCCCTAACAAGATGTAAAAAAGAAAAGCTATTGCGAGTAAAGCTAAACGGAAAGACTTATTATCCATACCATCCATCCTACTGCTCCACATCCTATAAGTGATGCGATGCCTATGATGGTGTAGTCTCGTATCTGTCTGTTTCTTTCTTCTCTAGCATACACGGCTTCCCTTCTACTTCGCCTAATACGACCTTCTTCTTTTATTAAATCATCCCATGCTTGTAAGCCGTAATTAGCTATTAAAAAATTTTTAAGTTCTTCTCTTTGTTTTTGGAGTTTCTTCTTACTTGCGTAAGACTCCATTGCAACTTGCTCTATTGAGCCATTAAATAGTTTATCAAACGTTGAAGGACTGTTTGCATTTTTGTGAATGTTATCTACATCACTTACAGCCGACATCCATGTGGACAATTGAGATCCTAAGTCTTCAATCTCACGACCCATCATAATGGCTTTCTTTATGCCATTGTATGCCGCTGTTGCTCCACTAACAGCAGCAGATAGGGTGATTGGGTCAAGCATGTTTATATCCTTTAAATTTCCTGTCTCTTGGTTTAAAGTATTGAGACAGAGCTAAATTATGTCTTTCTCTGTTTTTTTGTTTAATAAACTCTACTTGTGTAAATCCACACCTTTCATTCGGCTTATCAGTCTTTCTGCTCTGTTTGTTACCTGTTTGTACCATCTACTCTGTTTCATTTGATTTGCGGCTTCGATGTGGTCGCCATCTCTTACAGCCTGTATCATTAGTCTAAATTTGCAAAATCTTGGGTATCCGAGATTAAACATCATATTTGCCATGATTAATTTTACTTCTTCGTTCATAGCGTTCCAATCATCAAATACTTTTTTACAGTCATGTATTGTAGTCATAATGTCTTGTTCAAACCACTCATCAACTCGTTCTTTACTTATAATTGTACCTACAGATTTACCATGCTCTGGATCAGACTCTTTGATTAAATGCCCTATTCCTGCTGTAGGTAATCCTAAATGATCCAAATAAATATGATATTTGCAACCCTCATCAATTTCTAACTCAACACGCAATCTATCTATTATTGTTTCCATTATTTTCTCCCACTAATTGCACTAAAACCAAAATATGCCCCTACTAAGCCACACATACTTATATATTGTGTCATGAGGATACTCTCTGCTTCTGATAGTCTGTCTGGGAAAGCTAAAGTCAGTATAGTTGTAATACCCATAAGTATAATTAAAACCCATGCCATCCTTCTCTTGTTTACCTGATAAGCCATTTTATCAGGGATTAAATCATTATTATTTTCGGACATTTTTAAATTTATCCAATCCTCTTATACCTAATGCAGCAGATACCGTTAAGAATAGTAAATATGTATACCATTCAGGTAATTCATTAAGTCTAGCAAAACCATTTTTTACAATCTCTTCCATGCCCGGAATAAAGACCAGTATTGTTGGAATCAATATAACGATTGTAACAAGCTCATCTTTAAAACTGTTTTGAGTACCTTGTGCCATAATGATTTCCCACTTTGAATCATGTGTGGCCGCAGTACGCATTATCTCTGCTTCAGCTTCAGCTTTAGTTTGTGCAAGTGTTGCTTTTGCTTTCTGTTTATTAATTTGCCCTTGCATGAATGATCCTGCAAGTTCAGATATAGGTCCTATCAATGCTTGAAACATTATGTGTTTTCTCCTGTTGGTTTACCTATATAAACACAGGTGCTATACCCATTTAAATATTGAGAATCTTGTGTTATACTAGATCTTACTTTTGCTACATACTCATAACAATTATCAGATGAAGTAAATGGAAAGTTGACCATTGGAAAGTTTACCCATGTAGCATTATCACCTAATGCCCATAGAATTGTTATTACTGGAATCCACATTACGCTTTTCTCCTTGTCTTTTTGCGTTTTTTTCCAGAAGCAGTAACAGACCATTTTACAGCCTTAGGTCCTGTCTTCTTTCGTGCTTCTGCTTTGCTTATCCTTCCAGCTACAGATTTAGGGCGACATGCAGGATACGGTCTAGATTTCTTTTCTTTACCAGATCTACCACACTTCTTACCAGTTTTAACATCTCGCCAATCTTCTTTGAACCATTTTGTTAGTCCACCTTTTGGTTTAGCCATTATGCGTAAGTTCCACCCCTTTTCTTATATGTACGCACTAACCATGCGTTTGCATATGCAGATGGGTATACTTTAAATTTACGTTTTGCTTCTGCTTTTACTCTTGCATATAAGGCTTTATTTTTAGGTGTTGCACCTTTACTTTTTTTTGATTTTTTTGATGCCACTTTTTAGACCTCCACCATATTTTTTCTTTGCAGTTTGAGCCGCTCTTTTAAAATTTTCTTTTGTTGGAGAACCCTTTGTTCCGGGCTTTCTCATTTTTTCACCACTTCCTGCGGCTATTCTTTTTTTCTTAGCGGCTATATTAGCGTATAGTCCACCACCATTTTTCATTTTTTTAGGTGTAGCTTTACCACCCCTTTTCATCATTTTAAAATCAGCACCACTAAGTTTGCCGTCTTTATTTTTATCTAATTTTTTTTGTCCACCTTTTAACACTTCCATCTCCTTCGTGCTTGTCTTAATCTGCTGTTAGGGTTTTTTGCTGCTTTAGGAAACTTTTTCATCTGTCCTGCAGATCTAGCACAGTATGATTTCCTACGCTTGGCATCCTTACTTCCCTTTTTAACTTTACCTGTAACGGCTGTTTTAAGTTTACTTCCGGGATTATCTCGTCTGTATTTCGCCACACCTGCCTTAGTCATACCTGCACCAGACTTAGTGGATCGATAATATTTTTTTGTTCGTGGTGGTTGGTTATCTGGTTTTCTTGCCATTATTCAACTTTCTGAGGAACACAGTAAGCTTTGACCCAAATTTTATCTCCTGCCAAAGACTGACTCCAATTTTGATCTCTAATTTTTTTTGCAATCTTTAAGCATGTATCTAGATTATCAAAATATATACTATCTTGGACTGTGCCAGATAAAAAAATTAGAAGAACCCATATCATAGTAAAAGGGGGCAAGTTGCCCTGCCCCCAAATAAATTATGCAAATGTTGCTGCAGTTTCGGCAGTGCCTAATTCTGCAATAACTGCAAATACACGAACCTTACCATCGAATGTTGCAGTATTAGCAATCAAATCGATAGTGTCTGCCGCAGTGTACAGTTTTGCTGTTCCTGCCGCATTATTGATTTCGTGACCTGTAGCAGTGCCATCTAAGGCTGCAACATATAGATCATCATCAGCATCGTCACCTAAGTCAAGAACTGGAGAACCAGTTGATGCTACGGTTAACACTTCTACACCAGCCATAAGAACTAATGTATTTGCTTTCATTTCAAATACTTCTACTGAATCAGAAGTAGTCAAAGATGTTGAAGAGAAGTCTAACACGACTTCGATAATCTGTGGCTTGATGCCCAATGGTACACCAGCAACAGCACCTGTAACGGTATAAGTAGCCATAAGTTAATCCTCCCTACTAATCTGTTTTAACGACACCAACTGCAAGTGCTTCTGGTCTAAGGACTTTTCTTCCGAAGACGTGAAGACCACGTACAATGTCACTAAAGGTTTCAGTTGAGCGTACAACTTCTGTCTTTGCAATATGCGAAGCTGTAGCAGTTGATGACATGTGACCAGCCATAACAACAAAGTCATTTGTTGTATCTTGTCCACTGATTGTCACGACATCAGTTCCAGAGTTGTTAAGTGCTGTAGACTTGTAACAATTAAACCCAGCAATGTTGCCTTGCATAACAAGACCATTACGTAAAGGTGTAGTAGCGTCACCAGTTACTTGCACTTCAGCAAACTTTGCACCTGCTTTAAAAGCATTTTCATAGAAAATCGGAGGTGCTACGAACCAACGGTTTTCCTCAGGAACAGAATTATCATCTAATTCTCTTGCCATTGTCATTAACAAGTTTACAGCAACGTCTTCGTTACCAGAACCTGTAATGTCAACTGGAGAACCTGCTGTACCAATATTAGTACCAGTAATACCAGCACCGTCTGCCATTACTTGCAGAACACTAGCATCGTAAGCTCTCTTTAGTGAGAACGCACCTGATGAAGTCGCTAACGCTTCAAAGTTTACGTGTGAATGACGTTCTTCAATGTCATCAATCTTAAATGCAAATGCATTTGCTTGATCAACTACCATTGTAATTTGGTCGTCAGCCAAATCTTGTGGATTAATCACAGCACCTCTTGCATACGATGAAATCGTAAGTGTTGGTTCTTTGATAATCTTCACGGTGTCGCCAAAGTTTTCAATTTCACCGTAGTAGTCTGTATTAGTTATATCTTCTACAACCGAAGCTCTACGGAAAAATTTTAAAACTTTTTGGCTAAATATTTGTGGTGTAAAATTACCACTAGGCAGGTTATTATGACCTGACGCACTATTAAAAGCCATGAGCTTTCTCCTTAAAAGTTGTTAAAATTTAGGATGAGAAATCAATTCTACCTTCGACTCTTGCTTGATCAATATCTTTTTCAAACTTTTCAAAATCCCAAGGTTTCATTCTTTCGATTTCAGATGCTTTCCATACTTTTTTATTTTTACCATCTGTTGTAACTTCTCTTGCTTGAGGAGCTTGAACGGATGCGGCAGCATCATCATCTTTTGCAATTTCTCGTTTTGGCTTACCAGTATCTGCCATATATAAATCTACGACTCTGGAAGCCCACTGAGCATCTGTACTATTCTTATAAATGCCATCTGATATAGATGAAGGTTGTTTTGATAACCACTCTAAAAACTTTTCATTTGTTTTTAGTTTGTCAAACTTAGGTTGCAACCTCAAAAGCTCTTCATATGCTTTCTCTCGTTGTAACTGTGTAGCACGACCTTTATAGTCATCAAGTTCCTTATTTATATTTTTAAGTTTCTCTTCGACTTTAGCATTAGATAAAGATTCAATAGTTTTGTACAATTCTGGGTTAGTATCTTTTAAATTATCATATTCTTCTTTTGTTTGAGGAATACGAATATCTTTTGGTACTTCCTTAAAAGAGTTGTTACTATTTTCTTTTTCTTTCCACTCGGCTACTTTTGCATCATAATGACGTTTTAAATCATCATAACGTTTTTTGTAGTCGTGGTCTTGCTTACTTTCAACAAAACTTTCTCCAATTGGTTGAGTGGCTGTCTTTTTTTCTTCAACAGGGTCAACTTGTTCTTCTTGTGGTTTTGTTTCTACTTCTTCATCCTCAACATACACTTCTTTACGATATTCACCTTTATAAAGCTTATCATCGTCAATAGTGCCTTTGTTGTCATTAGGTTTATTGGCACGATGCCCTTTTTGTTTTGCCATAGTTTCTTCTCCTTATATGCAGTGCCACATGGCTCATGGGTGGCTGCTACGGTTGTGTAAGTGCCTATTATCAGGGTAGCTTACGGTTTAAAAACTGGTAACGGAACATTTTGTGATTTTCCTCTATACCAATTAATAACTTTATTTAACCTATTACGATCAGAACCTTTTCGTGATATTTTAGGAAATACATTTTCTTCTATAGATTTAATTATGTCACCATCAACATAACTATTGGATTGTACTATTTTAGTAAAATCATCTATAAAAGATTTATATCCAACTGTTTTTCCACCTTTTTTATGTGGAAAAGATCCATGATAGTATATGGTATATAAAACTCCTTTATCTTTTTCAGTAGCTTCGGTTAAAGCAGGATACCTTCGCTCTAAAAAATTTTCAAACTCTTTGTATTTTTGACTTATTATAACATTATTAAGATCTCTAACTTCATCTCCTGATAAAGTAACAGTTTGATCTTTTATTAATTGTTTGGCTTTTTCTCCTGTTACTCCAAAATATGGTTTTAATTTTTCTATTATATTTGTAGGCACACCATAACGTTTAAAATCTTTAACACTATGTTGCCCTACGTCAACTCCCATCCCAATAGTTACACCAGAATTTGGAGAGTCTTTAGGAACATACCCAGCACCTTTATTTCCTTCGATATTAAATATTAAATCTTCAAACGTAATTCCTTCTATTTCAGATAAAGAATACGTACCATCAAAATCAGGTTGTTGGCTATAGTCTATAAACCCTTGACCTAACCCTGCGTAGTCTGGTTTAACTTTTTTTTTTACAGGTCTAGATTCTTTTTCTTCGGCTGTAATTATGTTACTCATGTCTGTAGGATCTTTTAAAAATCCTGATGTAGATTCTGATTGTATACGTGTAGCAGGTTGCACTGGGCTAAGTTGCATATGATCATTAAACATTCTTTGACCTATACTTTTTAACCCAGACATAATATCTGAACCAGTAGGAAAGCCACCAAGCTTATTACCTCCTGTATTTTCTTGACCAGAAGCTCTAGCTCTTTTTGTAACTTCTTTTTTACCTCTATTGTTTATTTTTTCAAGTCTGTCTTTACCAATTACTTTTACCAAATCAGGTGGTATAATTAGTTCACCTTTTGACAAAGCAACATCAACAGATCCTTCATACAATTTTCTATCAACATTTCCAATATCCATTCCTTTTTCTTTTGCAAAACTGTAGGCATCCAATATCATTTTTCTTACATCCTGAACACCTGCAACGTTTATAGCTTCAGGACTTAAAATAATTTTTTCTACAGAAGGAGCGTTCATAATAAATGATTTATCTTGTACAGTTCTTGCTTGATCATCAGCAACTGTTTGCTCTTCAGGTATTTCTGTTGGGCTAACCCCACCAACAAGCTGTGCCTGTTGAGCTTGAGGAGTACCACCGTTTTGCATATTTACTAACCCACCTTTTTGAAATGTAAAATCTCCACCAAACCCTGTTTCATCAGTTTCTCCCCCTGTAAAATCATCTATTTTTTGAAAGTCTGATCCAATAGTTGTGCCTGTATTAGTATTAGACTTATCATCATTAGTGTTATTAGTGGTTTGTTTAGTTATAATATTATCTATACTTAAAGGGTCTGAAGGGC